AAATGATGATATTTAAGAAAATAAAATATTGCCGATTGATTAAGGACTGGGTCGTCATCAACCCTTGCGAAGTTCTTAGTTGGTCGGCTTTCATATTTATGGCTATATTTAGAAAAATTCACACATCCTTTTGGTCAGATAGTTTTATTCAGGACTTAGATAAAGACCAAAAATTATTTTATTTGTATCTTTTAACAAATGAACGAACTCGGCAATGCGGAGTTTATGAAATTACTTTAAAACAGATTTCTTATGATTTAGGATACTCTATTGATAAAGTATCAGTACTATTAAAATACTTTATTAAAGTAGGTAAAATAAGGTACAATGAATCTACTAAAGAACTGGCAATAGGTAAATGGTTAAAATATAACTATTCAAGCTCTCCAAAAGTAAAAAAGTGCATAGATACTGAGTTTAAATACTGTAAGGATACTGTATTGATAGACTATGTAAAGAGTATGGAAACTTTATCGCAAGAAGAACAAGAAGAAGAAAAAGAAGAAGAACAAATAATAGAAATAGAAAGTTGTTATAATTTTAATCAATTCTGGGATGACTATGGAAAGAAAGTTGATACTTCTAAATGTAAAGAAAAATATTTAAAGTTATCTGAAACAGAAAGGGAAATTTTAAAATCTAAACTTTCTATCTACATACAATCAACTCCAGACATTAAATTCCGTAAAAACCCATTAACTTACTTAAATGGTAAATGCTGGCTTGACGAGGTTAAAGAACCTGAAAGAGAAGAAACCGAGAGAGAGTATAATTTAAGAATGTGGAACGAAAAAAGAGGATTATGAATGTAAAAATAATTGATTACTCTAAACGCTCTCAACAATTTGAGGAATATCACAAGTCAGGTGGTACACAACTTAACTATGCAGGGTTTGAATGCTTTAATGGAGTATTTAAATTCGCTTTGGATGGTGTTACTGATATAACTGGGTTGCCTCATTCAGGGAAAACTGAATTCGCTCTGGAAATTTTGTTTTATCAGTCTGAAACTTTTGGTTTAAGGCACTTACTTTATGCTCCTGATATTGGCTCATATAACGAAATAAGAAGAAAACTTTTAGTTAAGTATTATCGGAGAAGCTTTAGAGGTTATGAGAATTCAATAAGTAATGCTGAAGTAATTAAGGCTACTGCATGGATTGACACTTACTTTTTAGTTGCTCAAAAGGACGACCCTAAAAGACCATTAACTCCAATTGATTTGTGGAATTTTGCTTCAGATTACCAAGATAAGAACGGCTCAATTAATACTTGTTTTATTGATTCTTGGAAAAATTTATTTCATGATATGCAACCATTTGGAGGTAGAGAGGATTTATATTTGGATTATGTTTTAAGCTATCGTAATGAACTTGCAGAGGCTAAATGTAAACACTTTATGACGATTGCACACCCTAAAAAAATGGAAATAATGATGAAGGATGGAAGCAAACCAAAAAGGAGGGTACCAGATTCAGATGACATCAAAGGAGGTAGCGCATGGAATAGTAATGGTAAAGTAATTATTACAGTAGATTACCCAGACAGAAATAAACAAACAGTTGACCTATACTTTAATAAGGTTAAGCCTGATGTATTAGGTAGAGCAAATGTGCTTTTTGAAATGCTTGAATTTGACTGGAGAAAATCAAGGTATTTAGAAGTAATTGAAGGTAAAATATGCTACGCTGGAGAAGGTAAAGAATATAAAGAAAGAGGAGAATTTATTGGATTTGCAGGAATAAACGAAGAAACACCATTTTAACTATGAATATATTATCACTTTTTGATGGAATGAGTTGCGGTCAACAAGCACTCAACAGATGCGGTTTTACAATTACTAACTATTTTGCAAGTGAAATAGACAAACACGCTATAAAAGTAACTCAACACAACTATCCTAATACTATTCAACTCGGTTCAGTAGTAAATGTAAATGGATACGAACTACCTAAAATTGATTTATTGATAGGAGGTTCACCTTGTCAATCTTTCAGTTTTGCTGGTAAACGAAAAGGAATGAGTACAAAGGATGAGCAAGAGATACTTACTTTAGAACACTATTTACAATTGAAATCTGAAGGTTTTGAATTTGAAGGGCAGTCTTATCTATTTTGGGAATATATGAGGCTATTAAACGAGCTTAGAACTAAAAATCCTAATATCTATTTTTTGCTTGAAAATGTTGAAATGGGCGAAAAATGGGAACTTGTTTTAAGTAGAGCAATCGGAGTAAAAGGAATTCATATTAATTCTGCTTTAGTTTCGGCTCAGAATCGCAAAAGAATTTACTGGACAAATATCGGAATGAAACCAAGCGGATTATTTGGAGATTTGGAAAGTATAATTGAGCAGCCAAAAGACAAAGGAATTTTACTCAAAGATATTTTAGAATCTGAAGTTGATGAAAAATATTTTTTAAGTGAGAAGGCTTTAATTAGATGTACGAAAAAAAATAATAATACTTTAAATAAAGAAAAAAGTGGATGTTTACTTGCTGCATATAATCGCATGGGAGGAAGAGAAGAACAGTTAATAGTTCATAATATAATGCCAAGATCAAGTACAACTAATAAAGGTGGAACTGGCCCATTAAGTAGAAACGATGGAAAGACTTATTGTTTAGATACTGGAAATACTAATGCAGTTGAAATAATACAAAGTAATAATAGAAGGTTAAATGAAACAATTAAAAAACATATTAATAATTTAGAAGAAGGAACTTTATTGGATAGTTATAATAAAGAAATTCATAAAGACAAATCAATTACCATCAGTTGTAGAGTAAGTGATTCAAATTCAACACATATTTTTAAAAAAAAAATCATTAAATATATTGTTCCTGAAATAGTAAATAAAAGAAAATTTGAAGTTGATATTGAATCATTAAAAAAATGTTTGAAATCACATAAGAAAATTACAAATGAAGAAATTGCAAATAAACTTAATGTTCCAAAATCAAATGTTGAACATTGGTTCAGAAATGATTTATTTTTTTCAATTCCTGACAAAGATATTTGGTTTGATTTAAAAGAATTACTTGAAATAAAAACAGATGAATTTGATGAAAGTATTGTTTCTTTTGAACAAAGAGAAGGTGTGTTTGAAAAATCAAATAGGATATATGATACAGATGGAATTTCACCAAAATTGACAAATACATCTTCTGATGAAAAAATAGTTGTTAATCAAAGAATCAGAAAATTAACACCAATTGAATGCGAAAGACTACAAACAGTATCAGACAACTATACAAGTTGTGTAAGTGACTCGCAAAGATACAAGATGCTTGGTAACGGCTGGACTATTGATGTAATTTGCCACATATTAAACTATTTTAAAAATGAATAACCTTGAACGCTACGAATACTACAAGCAACAACAAGATAGACAATTTAATTTTACTTTAACCAATCACGCAATGGCAGACATAGAAAGACGAATAGGCAGGCGACCTCAAAGAATTCAAGCAGTAATAGACTTAGAAAACTTCCTAAATGATTCCGAAAACAAGATTTCAAAAATACCTGATGAGGCTTTAAGGAACGCCAAACTTGACCAGTTAAAGTTACTTTACAAAGTTCACGACACTATAACCCAAATGCTAACCGCTGAAATGTACGCACTAACTAAATTGGACGAGGCTAAGGCTAAGATAGTTGAACTGGAGCAAATCAACTACGATTTAGCTACACGAATAAATGTACTTGAATTGTAAAAAACTTGTTAAAAACTCCGACAGAAATAAATTTAAATTTGTTACATAATGACACGATGAGCAACCCAAGTTATAATATTCTCTGATTTGGGCAATGCGAACAAGCACATAAAGTACCATTCATCGTTGGTAAGTCTTAAGCTTTATTGACCGCAGGGAAAGACCTGCATACTTTTAAAAAACTAATTAATAAAAATGCTAATTAATATAAACCTTTGTCTATCGGACATCCCACAAGAAAAAATCTTTACTTCAAAAAATGGCAAGAAGTACCTTTCAATTTGCGTAACTGATAGGAAAGAACCTGACCAATTCGGTAATGACTTGACGGCCTACATTAACCAAAGCCAAGCTGAGAGAGAAGCAAAGCAACCAAGAAAGTTTGTTGGTACTGCAAAGAATTTAAAGAAGACTGCATTAACTGAGAAAAACGATTTGCCTTTCTAATGAAACAAAAAACTTGTAAAATCTGCAAGGTTAAGTTTGAACCATTAAAACCACTTCAACAAGTATGCTCACCTGCTTGCGCTATCTTGTTAGCAGAAAAGAACAAGGCTAAGAATGAGAAAAGAGAAAAGACCACGATTAAAAAAGATTTAAGAGAAGCAGCCAAGACTATCAGCACTTACAGAAAAGAACTGCAAATAATCGTCAATAAGATAGTGCGAGAGATTGATGCTGGATTTAACTGCATTAGTTCAGGCCGACCTTACAAAACAAATGATCAAGCTGGGCATTATTACTCTGTTGGTGCTTATCCGAGTCTTAGATTTAATCTTCACAATATTTATTCTCAATCGGTAGCGGACAACTTATACAAGTCAGGTAACCAAATTGGTTACACAAAAGGGTTAATTAGAGAATTTGGCGAAGATTGGTTAAAATTAGTAACTAAACTGCCGGAAGAGTATAGAGAAATCAAGTTAGATAAAGAAGACATCAAACAGTCTATTTTAAACGCTAAAGAGTTTCTTAAAATAGTTCAGGAATACAAGAAAGAAAACGAGTTAATGACCAGTCATCGGATTTATTTGCGAAACTTAGGTAATAAGACTATCGGAATTTATGCTGAGTAAAAATGAAATAATACTTCAGTTCTACAATAGCCCAAATCCGATGCAGATTTGCAAGAAAATATCGCATCAATACTACACCGACGACTTACTGCACGAATGTATTTTAACTTTATACGACTTAGACGAACAAAAGATACTTGATGCGCATAAAAACAACTACCTTACTTACCTTTTTTACAAGATAGTTAGCAACTCTTATGTATCTTACACTTCACCATTCGCCAAGAAATACAAGCATTTTGAAAATAACACAAATAACTTTGAAAAAATTAAGACAGAAAGCGATTTTGAAAGCAGCGATTTTGAGAATGAAAATGAGAAATTTACTCAGGACATTGAAAACTCAATAGCCGAGCTTGAAGAATATGACCGAGAGCTGTTTAAACTTTACATCCAATTTGGGGACTTTAGAAAAATTAGCAATCTGGTAGACATCAAGTACGGAGCAGTTAGGCACTCTATTTTACAAACAATAAACTATTTAAAAATAAAACACCATGAACAATTTAATAACTTGCATTTTGATTGGTTCGGTCGGGTATGTATTGAGCCAGACAATAATAGATTTTTGGAGGAAGAAATTTAATACTTATCCTAAAAAACCTTTGAGCTGCGGTTACTGCCTTTCGTTTTGGATTGGGTTAATTACTTTTATTATCAAAGAACCTAATTTATATTCCTTTGGTTACGCTTGTTTATGTGCGGTGCTATCTTCTATCATCTTTAAAAAAATAACTCAATGAATCAAGAAATTTATGAACTACTCCTTCCTTTAAAACCTAAGTGGGAAATCTACAAAAATGAACATCATTCTATTTTTACTAACATTGATTTTAACTTGGTTCAGGAAGCTTGGTCTAAAATGTTTGGAGCAGCTCCAAGAAACTTAGGATGTCAATCATGCGTTCAAGAATTACTAACAAGAGTTTTTATTCAGTTTGATAATTATGTTCCTCAGCCTAAAAGAAAAAGAAATGCTAAAGTTTAAACACAGCGGGAATACTGGCGATATTATTTATTCACTAAACGCAATTAGGAAGGCTTGTCAAGATAATGAGTCTTTAGGCGTACTTTATTTGCATTTGAATCAACCTTTAAGACACATTATGGCAGGACACCCACTCGGCAATGTGATGCTAAACGAGTATATGTTTAAAATGTTGAGGCCTTTACTCCTTAGTTGTGACTTTATAGTTGATGTTATGCCTTACAATGGACAAAAAATTGATTACGACTTAGATAAATTTAGGAATATCGGTTTAAACTTAGGATCTGGAGACATTAAAAAATGGTATTATTTTGCTCATCCTGAATTAATATTTGACATTGAAGGTCCTATCTTTAATTCAGATAAGCCTAAAGAGGATTTTTTATTAATCAACAGAACTAATCGGTACCAGAACGGACAAATAGACTACTCAATCTTGAATGATTACGACTTAAAACAATTATTTGCAGGCACTAAGGATGAATTTGAGGTAATGAAAAAGACATTGCCAAGACTTGAACATCTAAAAGTAAACGACTTCAATGAGTTAAAAGACTATATCTCATCATCAAAAGTATTTATTGGCAATCAGTCAATGTGTTTTGCGATAGCTGAGCAGTTACAAACAGAGAGAATATTAGAGGTTTACTTTGGATGTCCAAACGTTATTCCTGCTGGTGGGGAGTTTTACGACATATTCAATCAGAACGGATTTAAACACGCATTAAATAATTTAATATGAAAAGTCACTATACACAATTAGAAAAAAGAAGCTACAAAAGTAACCACTTCCACAAACCAGAGGACATTTACTTTAACGACTACTGGTCACCAAACATGAATCATTCAACTATTCACCAGCAAGTTGGAAACGTTGTAGAAAAGAACCTACTTGTTAAAAACGCTTTGACTAAGATTGAACCAAAAAAAGTT